TCATCGCAACACTAAAGAAAGTATTGAGAGTATCGATAAAACGGCAATGAGACCTATACGTCCTATTTTCATATATTTATTTTCAGGATTTTTCAATACTACTACTACAAAAAGCAATGAAATGAACATTGACGGCATCAAGTTAATTTTTAAAAATCCCCTTATCATTAGAAGTATTAATAAACCAAATAAGAAAATTATAGTTTTGGCAATAACATTTTTATTAATACCTCTTTGTTCGTTATTATTTACTTTCATTTTTATATCCTTTTCTACTTGACAAAAACTAACAAATACAGTTGTTTTCAACTGTTTCATTATATCCGTCAACCATTGATATTCCTTGACTTTCGCGTGTTTTATAACTTTTGTAGTGTCATCTTTGACGTTACAAGTACTAAATAATACTAAAGGTTTAATCTTATAGCGAGTTGCTATAAAGCTTTTAACGTGGGCAGTTTCCCCTTGGTTATTTTTTGAACCTTTAGAGCTATGCTAAGAAATGCTAAGGTTCACAGCTATATAGACTTTAGCACTATTAAAGTTCTAATCTATTGCTTTTTTCATTTCATGAATAACTCTTCTTAATTTTGGCAAAGGTAATTCCATCAGGTCAGCAAACTGTTCTTGTGGTAGTCTGTAGTGTTCTCCAAACATTCTCTCATACTCAGCTATAATTACAGCTTTTTGCATTTTTTCATCTAAGTTATCAATACTCTTTAAGTAGTCCGATAGTTTCATGTTTCCTCCTTTTTTAACCCACCAACTCAAACCAGCACAGCTCATACAGCAACGCACGCGCCTCGTCATAAGCGTTGTGATGATAGCCGTAGAAGTCTAAGAAGTATCATTTAATTAAAACGGCATATAAAAATAATCAACATCGACCTTATTAATCTTTTTAATTCCCAAACTATCTAAAATGTTCTTTGAAATATAAGATGTTATTTCTTCAGAAAGAGAAGATTTTATTGATATTGAAAGATGTTTGTCAAAGTCAAAGAAAATATTTTCCAAATTTTTTTCGTTTAATGGGTTTACACTTACTGAAGCGCCTTCTGGGTTATTTAAATCAAAAATGTAACCAGTGAATGATACAGGAAACAACTCTCCTACAATTTCTATATCGAATTTGAAATGTGCTGATTCTTTATTTTTTGTATATCCGTCATTCTGAAAATTTTTAAATACAAATTGATAAGGTGCATATTCAAAAAAATCAGAAGGAGTTATTTTTAAATATAAGCAAATTTTATCTAAGGTTGAATAGTCTATTTGAGAAGTTGCATTATTTACTATTTTGGAAATAGTAGATTGGGCTATTCCAGTATCTTTAGCAAGTTTTGAGGCTTTTATAAATCTTTCAGCAAGTAAAAGATTGAGTTTATTTATAATCATAAAAATGTCTCCTTTTTTATATTTTAGCACACGCACTAAAAAAAGTAAACAAACACTATATTTTTTATCCTTGACAAATTAAAATAAATTAGGTATCCTAATATTTGTTATAGCGCTAACGCAATAAAAAAATCCGATAAGCTATAAAAATATAAAAAATAGAGGTAAATATGCTAATAAATAATTTTTCTGTTTTGGTTGTCAAGAGAAGATTGAGAGCTTATCAAGTATCAAAAGGTACAGGTATTGCAGAAAGTACACTATCTTCTTTCGTAAATATTGTAGATAATGAAAAAGATATTAAATTGTCGACTCTCATTAAGCTATGCAACTACCTTAACTGTACGCTTTCCGAACTTATCGAATATATTCCAGAACCAAACTCAAAATAATCATCTTATTAAGGGCAAACAGCACGGTTTGCAAAGCTTTCCGTAATGTGCTTACGCAACTATCCAGCCTTTCGTTGCAAGTATTGGTGGATGATTCCACAGCCTAAGCATGGCTCTAAACTATGACCGCGATGTCATAAAACTACGTAGAAATGAGGATAAATGAAAGACTTAGCATTTTTAACCAGTCCTGACATGAGTAAAGCGGAAGTTGTAACTAACCATGTCGTTATTGCTGAATATGCAGGACTTAATAAAATTTCAGTTCGTAAACTGATTGATAACAATAAACAAGACCTTGAAGAGCTAGGGATATTGTCATTTGAAATGACAAAACCTATTAAAGGTTCAACTGGTGGACGTCCAACAAAAATTTACCAACTCAATCGTAACCAAGCAATGTTACTTATTACATGGCTGGATAATACCGAACCAGTCCGAGCTTTTAAACTAGCCCTTGTAAAGCGTTTTGACGAATTAGAGAAAACCATTCAAACGTGGGCAAAAGAAAGAGCGGTCGAAAAGGCCACTACTCGAAGTTTAACGGACGCAGTTCAAAATTGGGAACATACTAATAAATACTCGCAAAGTAATTTCAGAAAGTTATTAACCAAGTGTGCTACAGGCTTACCTTATACCAAAGTACAAGCACGAGGAGATAAAGGTGTTCCAATGGTTGACCTACTGACAGCCGAAGAATTACAGAAATACAAGCGATTAAAAGCATTAGTCATTCCATTACTAGACTTGGGAGAAGAGTATGACTATATTAAAGTAACTTTAGAAAAATACGCAACAAAAAAAGCCGTGAACGCTCCCCAGCAATAAACGACTTTAAAACTTAGCATGATTCACGCGCTAACGTGATTTCATGCTCTTATTTTACCATAATGAGAGGAATTTTCAACATGAATAAACCAATAATCGAAGTAATTTACCCCACTCACGGCATACGTACAGGCGCACAAGTGCAGTTTGACCCAAGCACTCATACTTGGACGGTTTGGAACAAACGAGGCTTAGAACGCACGTTTAGAAACGTAACTTCATACGCTAGATACATGACGAAAGGTTAAGGGGTAAGACATGAAATTTAAAACATTTGATTTAAGAGTATACCGCCATAATGATGAAACACTGCTTTCATTTGATACCAAAGGCGGACGGATATTATTGAGTAAGTTGTTACATATTCCAAAAGGGAAACCTTTCAAAATGAAAATCACGCGCGAAATTGCTGAACGCTACCGCATTAAGCAAGAAATCAAGCAAACAGAATATAAAAGGGAAAGCCCTGAAGGTCTGTATCCATTAATTAAAGCCATTGAAAAAGATGTATCTCAATTGTTAAATAAACAAGATAAGGACGATTGGGTGATATGGAAACGCGTTTTTGCTTACGAGTACTTATATGATGTGGCGTTTAATCGTGGTATTCGCCATGAAAGACAACGTAGAAAATCAAAGCACAAAGCATTGACGGCTTTTGACTTAATTAGCGCTGATGATGTTATAGAGCTTTCTCATGAGCTAGGAGTTAGTGAGGATAAACTTACTTATGCAGTGCTGGAAGTTATCTCTAAACGTAAAAACGGAGGTAAGAAATGAAAATTAACACTATTTCAGATTTAAAAGCGCTTGTAACTTCTCTTGAACGTTATGACGATAATACACCACTGGCAATTAGTATCACTGGACAAGTCGAAAAGTTCGCAGTCGTTCCGCTGCCTTTTTCTAAAACTTTCGGACAGAAACAACCTGATTTAGTAAGTTTACANATTTTTAGAAAAGGAGAAAAAAATGATTGAAGATATTAATTTGAAAAATGCTGAGGTTTTAGCAATCCTAACAATGGTTTTTGATGAAGTACAAGGAATTTACGAACTCGAAAAATGAGATAGGGAATACGAATTGGATAGATTGAAAGATACTTTAATGACATCGTTTTATATGATGAGCGGACGAGTGGAAGACATCAATGAAATAGCTAGTTTGATTATGAAAAAAGAGAAGCCAAAGGAGGTAAGCCGTGAATGAAGACACCTTAACGAACCTTGTGGCGCGTGGTTTAGTTGATAAAGTCATCAGCCTATTTAATAAATATCTTGACACACAGCTCAAAATCAGAAATGAAAAACGAGTATTGCCTTATATCTCTAAAAAGCGTGTCATGGAAGACTTAGATATATCAGACGGCACACTTGATAATTGGGAAAAGCACGGATTAAATCGCTATAAGCCAAAATATAAAACTTCACTTATTTATTATTTGATTGATGATATATGTAAGTTCATCATCATAGATACTTAGCAACTTGTCAGGCAAGGCAAAAAAGGATTATAAGAAAATGCAAAATATTGTTAAAATTTGCCCTTATGTGGCTGGAATTGATAGCGTAGGTATGCAAAACTTAAAAGCCTATCACACAGAACTTACAGACAAGCAGATTGAAAAATTAGACCCATTGAACGCAAATACAGGCACCGTTGACTATTCTTTAAAAGTTCGTAAATATAAGCACGGTATCCGCTTTGAGGGCGAGAAAGAGGGCGGAGAAATCAGCTTATTTGATGAGGTAGCGAAATGATAGAACACCACCAAGGCTACACGGCAAGCAACTGGCTATCATAAAATTACAGATAAAGGAAACTAAAAAATGAAACTAAAAGAATTACAAACAATTGACCAAAATATCATTAAATTTCTTGCTGAACATCGAGGAATTGACCGAGCTGTTAAAGGCAAGATTTTAGCACAAGCCCTTGATATTGATTTTAGGACTTTGCAAAGTAGAATTGAGTACCTCCACAAGCAAGGTTGCGCCATTGGTTCGATTGATAACGGCTATTTTATCCCAACTAATGAAGACGAGCGCAGAGCTGGCATTATCAAGAAACAACGCACAGGCATTGCGATTAATAATGCAGTCAACGGCTACACCCTTGCAGAACTTGATTGGATTGACCAACTCTTTGAGGAGGTTGACTATTGACACCCAAAGAACAAGCCCTAAACTGTATTAATCGCGGTTTTTCTGTTATCGCTGGTTTTCCTGCTGGAAAAAGCGAAAGGGCAATTATAAAGGGGAGTTCTTCAGGAAGTCTTGACGAAATCACAGTGAGCGCGTGGTTTGATGAAATACCGAACCGCAACATCATGATTAATCTTAGGAATAGCGGTTTGATTTGTATTGACTTAGACCAGCACCAAAACGGACAGAACGGCAGAACTGTATTCAGTCGATTGTGGAATGAACACAGCGAGGGCGAAATATTAAGTGCCTATGTTGAGAAGACACCCACAGGCAACGGCTTACACGTTTTCTTTAAAGTTCCGAAAGAGCTATTTAATCAACCGATTGTCAATGAACTAGCGGACGGCGTGGAGATAAAAACACACTTTACACCCATCTACCCAAGCAAACGCACAGACGGCGATTATATCCCTTTGAATGATACCGAAACCAATAAGCCCTTAACTTTCGATAGTCTTTGCGATTGCCCTGACTGGTTACTTGAAATGATACAACGACCGCAGGCACGCGCAACAACTGGCACAAGTAGCCGAACTTATGGCGCTGAAATGTGGGAGCTATTCAACCAAGGCGCACGAAAAGGCAACCGAAACAATGACACGAACCGTATTCTTCACTACTGGAGAAAAATAGGCATTGATAATAATAGCTGTATGGACTTATTGCGAACATTTAACAATCGAACCAGTCCGCCCTTACCTGATGACGAGCTGGCAACTATTTGGAAAAGTGTATTCAAGATGAAATAGAAAGGAAGTCATGACAGACCAATTAGATAAACTTGTGGCAGAAACGCCACAGGAAAACGTAAGAAGTCCGAAACCTAAAATAGAGGACTTCACAGATTATGGCGAAGACGGCAAAAAAGTCGTTAATGTCGCAGGTTATCAGGAATGCTTAAAAGACTGGCTGGAAAAAGAAAAAGAAATCATTAATCACCCCGACTATGTCAAAGCAAACACTCAAACGCTTAGAGCTGTTAGAAAACTATTCTTTGAACACCGTAACTTATTTTTAAGCACACCTAAAGAGGACGGAAAGCCACCGAAATCATTAAGCCCTTTAGAAACAGCAAGAATTATCTATAAGACGCTCAAAGTCATCAAATTAGACCACCAAAGCGGACTGTTAGGCGTTTATAATCCTGAACTAGGAATATATGAAACAAATGAAAACTTCTTTCATCGGCTCATTTACTGGCTAGAGCCGTCATACAGTCAGGCACGGTCAAAAGAAGTCTTATTCAAACTTGAAACCTTAGCAGAGGTTAAACAACAAACCGCAGAAGCTCACTTAATCCCAGTAGCGAACGGTATTTTTAATAAGAAAACGCAACAATTAGAGCCATTTAGCCCTAGTTATGTCTTTACTTCAACGATTGCGACCAAGTACAACGCTAAAGCCAAAGCGCCTAATATTAACGGCTGGAATATAGACGACTGGCTCAATGATTTAATGAGCGGAGATGAAGAGCTTGTCAAATTGTTATGGCAAGTCATTTCAGCAAGTACCAACGGAAACTATTCTTATCGAAAAGGCGTTTGGCTTGTCGGTAAAGGAAATGACGGCAAAGGGACATTTCAGAGCCTTATCATGAACCTTATCGGACGCGAGAACGTGGCAAGTGTCAAAGCTGAACAATTTGCTGAACGGTTCGCCCTTTCTCAAGTCGTTGGTAAAACTTGCATTATTGGAGATGATAGCCAAGTTAGTTACTTAGACAATGCAGGGAACTATTTCAGCGTAGTTACTGGCGACCCAGTACCGATTGAAGCAAAAGGAAAACAACCGACTTTAGCAGTATTTAACAAGCTAGTTATTCAATCGACTAATTTCTTGCCTAAGTTCAGAAACAAGTCGAACGGAACTTATAGACGTTTGCTCATCGTGCCTTTTGAAAAGTCTTTTACCGCAGATAATGACAATTGGAAAATTAAAGATGATTATATTAAACGCAAAGACGTTTTGGAGTACGTGCTTAAAATCGCCTTATCACTTAATTTTGATAAATTTGACGAACCTAAAGCCACAAAGGGGCTGTTAGATGACTTCAAAATCAGCAATGACAATGTACTGGCATTTGTAAATGATATATTTGATGAGTTTGTCAGTGATTTTCTACCGACTACTTTTCTAAGTGCCTTATATCGAGCATGGTGTGAAGATGAGGGTATTAAGCCATTTACTAAGCGAGAGTTTGAAAATAAACTACCTGACCACATTAAAGAAAAATGGATAAAAACAACGCAAAGACCGAATAGCGCAGGTTTTAATAGAGCCATTGATTTACACCGAGCCGAAGAATATGAGCTTTTTAGACGGCTGTTTCATTGGGACGATGACAAACAAAAAAAGGTTGCTAAAGGCTATTTGCGCAAGAAAAAATAAAAAACGTTACTGAAAATCGGTAACGCGTTACTGTTAGAAGTTACAGCTTTAACCCTATGGTTAAGCCGTTTGTAGCACTTTGTTACTATGTTACTGTCAAAACACTTACTAGCTAGAAATTATCACAGGAAAACAAAAACATGAAAAAAGCACGCTGTCCAACAAATTGAATTGTTGACATAAAAAAACTATATATAGAAAATTGGAGAAAATAAAATGAACAACGAAATTACAAAACACTTGAACAAAGCTAAAGCACTATTGATTGAAAAATACAGCGATAGCATTGACGAGCAAGCAAGTCAAGAAGCATTAAAAAACATCAAACAGGATTTTGAAGCTATTGAAATCTATGCAAACGAAAGCGATACAGAACCGCAAGAGTATGAACCACAGGAAACAGTAAAATCAATTATTGAGGAAATGCAAGAGCTGACCTTTGCACCTCATGAAATATCAGGCAATGATACGCAAGTTTTTGCGGACTTGCTGACGGATAGTATCGAGCGTTTAATTAAAGCGCTAGGATTGAATGAAATGAGCCTTTCAGCAGAGAGCGAGAACAAACCGCAAGAGCTTGCACTCAAAGCACAGGTACAAGACTTATACTCGCTTAACGATTCAATGATTACTGATGACCCTAACTATATCCCAAGATATACAGACGGCACAATTATCAAACTGTCTGATTTAGTAGATATGAATGTCAACGCTTTGGATAATATCGCGGAATTAATCGGCTTTGAGTTAGAAGAATAAACAAAAAGAGCCTAGTCAATGACTGGGCTTTTTTAACGTTATGTGGAAATATAAAACTTATAAAACTTATAAAACTTGTCTTTTTACTTTGTTATAATCAAAAGGACATATAAACAGAAACGAGGGGAAACAATGACACCGAAACAGCGTAAATTTTGCGATGAATACATAAAAACAGGAAACGCCACGCAGTCGGCTATTAATGCAGGGTATAGCCAAAAAACAGCGAAGTCGATAGGAGCAGAAAACCTCACTAAACCTGACATAAAAAAATACATCGATAGCAAGTTAAAAGACATTTCAAACAATGCCATAGCGACCGCAGAAGAGACTTTAACCATATTAACGCAGATAGTACGCGGAGAGCATACAGAGCAAGTGATAACAGCAGAGGGCGATGTCATAGACAAACACCCTGACACTAATCAAATCATTAGAGCAAGTTCTGAAATCTTAAAACGTTACCCACTTGTACAAGATATTAATATCAACGGAAACTTGAGTGTTAGCAACCCTTTTGAAAATCTAACAGAGGAAGAACTTAGAATCTTAGCAAGCAGAGATGAGGAATAATGACAGTAAGATATTATTGGGGTAAGCCCAAAGACATTATAAGGTGGTATCTTAGAGGAACGTTATACCTTAGCGCTCAAAGCAGGCAGTCTTATATTGAAAAGACTGGCGCTGATCCAGGCAACTTACCAAGACTTCTAAAACTATTAGATAATCTTGATGAGCTATTTGATTCAGTCGATACTGACAGCATAGCTGTATTATGCTTGAGGTATGTAGAGCTATTAAGTATCGCAGAGACTACAAAACGTACAGGACTATTAGCTTATCAGATTACAGCTAAGACAGGTAAGGTCATGAAGAAAGCTAAGGAAATTATAGCCAAAGCATGATATAATAGAACTATCAAAAGTCGCAGAAATGCGCGTGGTATAATATAGTGCAAAAAAGTATCTCTTTTTCCAAGGAGTGCTTTTTTGTATTCCTAAAATTTAGGACTGTGATATATTTTATCAGTTGCAGAATATGATTCATAAATAATTATCAAACTTGAGGTTTATACTAAAGGATTTTAATGACTAAAAAAAATAATAGCAATTACTTCAAAGCTTTTGGGTCAAAGAAAGAAAAAAACAAACAGCATAAACAAAAAATCGAGTCATGTATAGTTTGGTTGAATGGAGGAAAGTGCAAAGTATGAAAAAGGTTGATGGGTTAAATAAGAAAAAAGGAAATGATATTTTTTATATCAATTTTAAATAAAAAAGTTGGAATTTATATAGGTATTTTGATAAAATACCTATATAGGTAACTATTTTATTGAAGAAAAGGTTATAAAATGATTCAGAAACTAAAATCTATTATTATTGAAAATATAAAAAATGTAAAGTACGGAGAAATTTATTTTGAAACGTCTGAAGGTTTTTTAAATACTACAGGGATTTACGGACAAAATGGTTCAGGTAAAACAACTGTAATAGATGTCCTTGAAATGATCAAAGAATTGATACAAGGTAAAAAATTAGGGAGTAAATATTCAGGGCTTATTGACTTTGAGGAAATTAGCAAAGTAAGAATTGAAACAGAAATTCTAAACGAATCTATTAATAGATACGAAATTGTATTTAAAAAAGTTAATATAGAGGGAAAAGATAGTATTGAAATATTATCAGAGACCTTGTCTAAGAAATTAAACAAAAAATATCAAAAATTTAAAACTATTATTGAATTTTTATCAAGGGAAAAAACTATCAGTTTTCATACTCTGTCGAAATTTGAACTTAGTGAAGATGCATTAAAAATTTTAAAGTCAGTTAGTATGGAAAATCAGAGTTCTTTTATATTTCAACAAAATTTATTAAAAAATCTTAATGATTTTTCTAGAGCAGATTATGAAAAAAAGATATTAGATGAATTTAAATCATTTGCAAATAATTTACGTATATATACTTCAGAATATGGTGGATTAATTTCTGCAAATTTCATGGCGCCTGTAAGCATCTATTATTCTGAACAAGATAGCACATATAATGGTATAGTACCGGTTCCATTGGGTCCTCAGGGATATCTATCAAATAGATTTATTAATATTTATAAACATATACTCCCACAAATGAATGTTCTTTTAAAACAAATAGTTCCAGGGATAACTATTGGATATGATGTTAGAGATACAAGATTGGGTGAATCTGGTCAAGATGAGCATAGGGTTGAGTTTTACTCTACAAGAGATGGCAAAAAATTCTCGTTGCGTTATGAATCAGATGGTATTAAAAAAATAATTGCTTTACTTAATTTTTTGATTGAAGTCTATAATGATCCAAATATTATTGTTGCTATCGATGAACTTGATTCAGGAATTTTTGAATTTCTACTTGGGGAAATAGTAAGTGTAATATCTACAGGATCTAAGGGACAAGTGATTTTTACATCTCACAATTTACGTGTACTCGAAGTGCTACCGAAGAACAAAGTAGTGTTTTCAACTACTAATCCATCAAATCGCTATATTCGTTTAAAAGGTGTTAAGACTACAAATAATTTAAGAGATTTTTACATTCGATCATTATTAGTAGGAGGACAAGAAGAAGAACTTTATATATCTAAAAATGCATCTAACATTAGGAGAGCCCTGAAGAAAGCAGGGCAAAAAAATGACTAAAAAAATAATTCTTGTTTTTGTTGAGGGTGTTTCTGACGATACTGTTTTTAACTTTCTACTAGAAAATATTTGTAATCAACAAAAGTACAAAACAGAAATAATAGGAGGCGATCCTTTTTCTGATAATGAAAATATCAGGAAAGGGGGAAAAACAATTGTTAATGAAGCAGTCAAAGGCTACCTAAGTAAGAATAAACTAAAAGCAAAAGATATTGAATATGTTGCTTTTATAACCGATGCGGATGGCATAAATATTCCAAGGAGAGATTTCATAATAGAAGAAGTTCATGCTATGGAATCTAACTATATTTATGATTTAGATAACGGAATTGTTAAATCAAAAAACTTAAGATGTCGGACTAATATACTAACTTCTTGGGAAAGAAAAAATGAAAAGTTATGTCCTTTAATGTGTGATGGTGTTACAACAAGGGTTAATTCTTATAATATCCCTATTGGTCTTTATTTTAATTCTGTGAACTTAGAACATGTTACTCAAGGGAAAATATTACCTTGGGATAAAAAAGACGATGCAGCTGATGACCTTATAGATCAATACGAAAACAATATTGAGGGGTTATTTCAAATTTTTAAAGATAAAACAATTTCCGACAATTTGAAAGATTCATGGGAAGCTTTGAAAGAGTCGGAATGGAGAGTTCCTTACTCAAATGTTAATATACTATTTGAGAAAATAAGACAAATTAACGAAGGTTAA